TTGGCGTTGCTCACGGTGTAGGTGCGCGTCGTGCCATCGGCGATGGTCTTGAATGTCAGCGGGTAGGTGTCGGCGATCACGCGCCCCCATCCCATGTTCATGGGGCGGCGCAGTTGGTACTGGCGAGAGCGCCATGTCTTGGTCAGCGCGGACCCGGCGCCCCACTTCTTCAGCTTGGCCACGCCGGTATCGGTCACGGCCAGGTAAAGGGCGTCTCGGATCGGATCGACGTATCCCGCCGTGGCGTAGAGGTCGGTTGTGAACAGGGAACCCGTGGACGGCTCGTAGACGATGCCGCCCGTGCTTGTGCCGGTGTCGAAGAAGGCGATGTAGAGCCCCTCGAACCAGTAGGCGTGCATGGACTCGGGTTTGTAGGCTTGCCACTGCGCCCGGGTCAGGATGCTTTCAGTGACCACCTTGGCGACACCAGGGCCTACCAGGCAAAGGCCATCCGGGGAGGCATACCACGCGCCCCCGGCGCCAGAGACCATTGAACGTTTCGATACGCAGGCTTGCGGGAATGCGGATAGCGGCTCCCTGCTCATGGCCTCCGGACGGGTGCCGGATATGATGTGCGGGATTGTCTTCGTCGCCACCACCACGGCATTCCCGCCGATTGCCCGGTGCGCGACGATCTGCGCCTCCAGGCTCTTGCGGTAATCCCTTGGCCACGCATGGGGTTGGTTCAACTCGGAACAGTACCAGTCGTTGCCGTCGAATCCGGCCAACATGCTGTTGTTGATGGCGATCAGACCATCCATGCCAACAGGTGGCGCGTCGTAAAGGGTCGTGTTGAGCACGCCTTGCTGGGCGACGACATCGCTTGCCAGGTTGTCGTCGAAGGTGGCGGAACTGATAGCAACCTCTCCGACGTAGAAGAATTCCTCGGTGGAGCCAGCCAGGGTGCGATAGATGCGCTTGTGGGTGATGGCGTAGTTGCCGCTGGTCGGGAACGTGCCGGTATTCGGTTGCGCGGTGCCCATGTTTCCGACCTGGACGGTCGATCCCGTTGCCTTGGTGGCGACGGCGACGGGTGTGCTGGGCGGACCCTCGAATACGCGAGAACCAGACAGGTACTTGGCGACGTAGGTGAACACGTAATAGCGCGTCTCGTCATCGCCTGTACCGGCCACGGTCACGGTCGCGGTTGGGACAAGTGAGGGCTCGGGCGTCCCCAGTTGGTAGGCGGCGACAGGGTAATTCGTCCCGCTCGTGGTGGCCGCCGTGAAGAAGGTCATCTTCGGGTAGGCGTCCCCGGTGAAGTAAGTGAACTCCTCGGTATCCTCGGCCTGCAATCCGGTGACGACATCCACGTCGCTGGTCCAGTGGAACCAATACTGGTCCTCGTCGGCCTCGTTCTGGAGATGGCGATGCAGGGCCATGACCGGCGGAGTCTTCTCCAGGTTCATGACCTGTGACAGGCCAAGCAGGTTTCCCAGGCTTCCGGAGCGAAAGTCGCAGTTCGTGGCAACCTGGGCGTTGCCCTCACCCATCAGGCGAGGCGAGACGCGCGGCGTCATGCCCGCGAAGGCGCTTACGGCAAGCGTGGTCATTTGGCTTCGCGCCTACGAATCACATCCACCAGCAGCTTATGTCTCATGGCGCAGTCGTTGTACATGAGGCTGTCCCGGGCCAGGGATGCCCCGAGCGCCGGGAGCAGGCCGCTCTGTAGCGGCATCAGGGGCGGGCACTCCGCCATGAGGTTGGCCGGGATCGGCGGCAAAGGGGCCGGGTTTACGGATGTCATTGAGGGCGCGCAACCCGTCAGGGCTAATGCCGCAGCGAGTGCAATCAATTGAGATGTCACGTGTCACCTCCTCGACTTGGACGTGCCAGCGGTTTACCTCTCGGGTCCGCCAGCGTTCGTAGTACTCGGAAACCTCCGCGTCCTGCCGAGCAATCTCTTGAGCCTGCTCGATACCGCGCTGGAGAGACTCAGCCAGAGCAGCACGATGATCTCGCTCACAAGCCAGATACCCAGTATGGCGAAGCCAATAGCCGCCACCGCCAACAGCAGCGGCAAGAGCAACAGCGCCCAGAGCGCGGATTGCAAAGGGGTTGAGCATGTCATCCTCGCTTCTCGGTCAATTCAGCATCTTTTTTCCCTTTTACATCGACGCGCCATTCGCGGCCCAACCACACCGCAAGCACACCGGCGAAAGCCAGGCCGAACTCGGAGGCACTCATGGCGGGCCAGTTGATGCCCAGGATGGCAGTGCCGGCCACGGCGAACTTGTAGATCAGCACCAGGGCGGCCAGGGCGACGAACAGCAGGGTATGGGACTCACGGCCCCGGCTGTCCTTGATGGCGGGCAGCAGCTTCATTTGATGGGCTCCTCTTGGCAGATGTGACCATGCACCGGCTCACGGCTCCCGGTCTCCCAGGCGTACACGTCGAATCCCGGGCAGATCTTGCTCACCCCGGGAAGGTCTCGGTGGCCGATGGCCTGGGCGTTTGGCCAGTCCTGGCGCATCAAAGCCACGAGGTTCCGCAGGGCATCCCACTGGGCGACCGTGAATTGATCCGTGCCAACCATGCAGATTCCCAGGCTGTCGATGTTGTGGCCGAAGGCGTGGGCGCCCACCTCCTCGACCGACCGGCCGCCATAGACGGTGCCGTCGGTGTCCACGATCCAGTGGTAGCCAATGGATTCCAGGCTCGGGTTCCACTCCGCCCGCTTGCGCCAATCGCGCTTGAAGCCGCGCTCCCGGTGCCAACCGTCGATGATCTGGGCGGCTGTGAGCCCGCCACGGGACAGCCGGCGGCCGTTGGGGCTGGCGGCGCAGTGGATGACGATCTTGGTGATGTGTCTCATTGGATACCTTTACTGTCTGATGAAGTGCTTCACGCCCTCAACAAACGCCTGCCAAACCCCGGCGGCGGCCAGGGCTAGTAAACCCAGTGCCACAGACCAAGAAACACGGTTGATGCCAGCGCGATGTTTCCGCAGCCACCTAAGATCGTCCAGGATTTCAGGTAGGTCTTCAGACTCAAGCCCATATCGCTTTTCCAATAGCGATATAAACGCCTCAACCTGGAGTTCTGCCTGGACGCGCTTCTCAACATCACGGCGTTCGTTGTCATTACTCATAGCCCGAGTATCTGGTCGTGGAACAGTTGCATGGATGCAACCGCTCTTGAACCATTTGAAGCGGTGGCGTTGCGGAACTCAAGACGCGCCACGATGTAGTCGGCGACGGCTCGCTTGTACTGATCCGGAAGCGGAAAATCGTCCGTCGCCGGAGTTGTAGCCTCGGTGTATGCGGTGCCAAATCCGCCCAGGCGCAGGTCTGGGCGAACCGCATAGGCTTCGCGCACCGCGTCATTTCCGTGCATGAGGGCGGCGGCGTCGGTGTATCGGGTCTTGGCGTCGTCGTTCAGGGTGTCGCGCGCCAGGTCGAGGACGGCTTGCCATTTCATGATGTCACCTCAGTCCGAACACACAGCGGGTGCGCTTCTGAGCGCGTACGTGTCCACGGTTTGCTTCGTGGGTCGCTTTGCCGATGGCGCGGTCGAAATCGGCCTGATGCTTTGTGGAAAGGTTGCTTGTCCAGGGCTTTCCGCCGATTGCCATAAGCCTTGCCTTCGCGCCTGCCGACAGAGCTTCACGGTATTGCTCGTACACCCAGTCGTCGATTGTTGTGGCATCAGACTTGGGCTTGAGCACCACTTCGGCCGCCACGGTGTACTCGGCGTCCGGCGTCAGGAACAGGCCGATTTTTGAAGTGTCTGGCATGTAGTAATAGGACGGCTCTCCGGTGGTGGTACGCCACTCGGCATCCAGTCCATCCCGGTCATCCATGCCAATGGGCTCGATCTCCAGATCGTCCACCCACACATGGAGCGCCTTGTCCGCCACGTAGCCCGTCGGCAGGGTCAGCGTGTATTCGCTGGTGTCCGCGACCGTGGAGATGCTTGCCAGGACCGCGCGCTTGCACATGGTCCTGGAATAGAACTCCTCGCAGGCCAGGCGTATATGCACCATGGCCAGCGCCTCCGGGCAGCGCGGAAGGTCCGGCAATACCAGATCATAGAGGGCTGTCATGGCTGTCATGTCAGGCCACGCCGTACAGGTTGATCATGTTGACGACTTCCTGGCGCATCGCCTCGACCGCCATCCGTCCGTCCAGGCGCTTGCCGAACTTGGCCTGGGCAAAGTCGCGCAGCTCCGGCTTCTCCATGTGGTAAACATGGTCGCGCAGGGCGTGGGCCTCGATCTCGCGCTCCTCTTCCAGCTTGGCGTCGGGATTCTGGATGTCTTCTTCAAGGGCCGATGCAACCGTCTCCGGCGTCTCGGTATCCGCCAGGCGGTACACGTCAGGGTGGCGCCTCAGCATCTTCTGGGCCTGGGTGGCGGGAACGGGCTGAATGTGTCCGGTATCGGGCCATACCAGGCGGGCGTAGTTGTCACGATGGCCCGGGCGGCGTCCGATGTATTCGACGTTCACTGTGTTGTTCATTGTGTTCTCCAGAATGAGCCGGGACACGAGGCCCCGGCTCAAGTCGCGGTTACTTCACGCCGCGCATCTTGCCGAACACGGTCACGTCGGCACGGCCGGCGGCGGCGTGCAGGGTGGCGTTGGTCAGGATGAGGTAGGCGTCCTTCGGCAGGACGACGCGGGACACGGCGGTGTTGTTGCTGCCGATCACGCCCACAGACGCCAGCGAGGCCGTCGCCAGGATGAAGTAGTCGTCATCCTGCGGAACGGAAGACGAATCCACACCATCCACATAGGCAAAGCCGATCTTGCAGGACGTTGAGGCGGTGAAGGCGTCGCCCACGGTCAGGAGCGCGGAATGCAGCTCCAGGCCGGCGGGCAGTTTGCCCAGGCGAATGACCTCCGCATCGGCGACGGCGGTGGACGGCTTGTCGCTGTTGACGAATTGCCCGGACGAGTTGGTGATGAACTGGAAAGATTCCACGAAGGAATCACTGTAGGGCGCATTGCCCTGGACCGCGTTACCGGCCAGAAGAGAGGTGGTAGTACCCATGGTGAGGATCTCCTAAAAAGAGTTGGCCGGGCGCATGGCCCGGCCGTATGGTTGGTTTCCGTTACACGACGGAGACGGCCGTATCGATGGCGATGACACCGAAATCGGTATCTTCGGCACCGGAACCGTGGTCCATGCGGAACCGCACTTTGGACTTGCCGCCGATCATGCCGATGGCCACCTCAACCTTGTCCCCGTGGTCCAGTTCCTTCTCGGACCAGAAGTAGGGATTGCCGGTCTGGCGGGTCTTGCCATACGCCTCGGCCAGTGCCTGGCCGCCCAACAGCAGGGCGCGGTCCACAGTCACGCCAACGCCAACGGTCTGAGTGGACATGGAGGCTTCAGCCAGGTTGGCGGTAAAGCGGCTGGCGGCGGGCCAATACTTCACGGAATTGCCGGCGCCGAAGCGGATCGGACGGCTCATCTTCTTGACCAGGATGCCGTTCCACAGGCCCACCTCGCCACGGAATAGCGGATGCTGACCGGAGATCGAGGCGCGGGCATGGGCGGCGGCCTGGAAGGTACGGAAAGCCGCACTGTCCGACTTCTTGATCGACTCGTACTGAGGCGCGGAGACCATCAGCAGGTAGAGCGGATCATCCATCGCCGCCTCGTCGCCGGGCAGCATGATGGGCGTGGGCGGGAATGCCATGTCGTCGATCATGGAGCGCAGGGCGTCGATGGCGTCCAGGTCCATCACATCGGTCGAGGCCAGGGAAGCGGCGGCCCACCCGTTGGTGGAGTCGGCGGCCTGCGCCAGGCCGGAACCGGTGGCGACGTAGTGGCGGTTGTAGGTCGGGGTGCGGACGCTGTTGACCACGATGTCGGTGTAGTCGGCATCGGTTTCCAGCGGCACGGCCCACATGGCGTCATTGGCGAAGCCACGCGCGCCCGCCAGGTGAACCATGCACAACTGATCCTCCAGGCGCTTCATGTAGCCGTCGCCCTGGGCGCGGGCCAGTTTGCGCAGGTCATGGGGGGTGCGCTGCTGAGTCATCTTCCCGCCGGCAGAAATCGCCTTGCGCGACTGGTTGATTTTCAGCGCCATATCCGAGAAGGACATGCGGTCGCCCTTACCCTCGATGTTCTGCTCGCCCATGACCGGCTTGCCGCCAATGGGGTTGATCAGATCGATGGTGATCTCGTCGCCAGCGGTCTTGGTCAGGTCCATGCACCGCACGATGGGCATGGCGTTGTCGGATTGCCACCGCAGGGTATTCTCGGCGGAGGGTTGCTTGGGCAGTTGCCCGGTGATGCGGTTGATAAGGGTCTGACGCTGCATGGACGCAGCGAACAGGCCGACGGATTGCAGACGGACGGCCTGATTGGAGCCGTAGGGAATACTGGTGGGCATGATTGCGCCTCCTGCTTGGTTGGGGATGGGGGGCCGTCATCACGACGGTCCTGTGGTGGTGCTCCGGCGTTACAAAAGGCGGGCAAGCCGTTCGTTGAGCTTGGCCGGGTCCATGCTCATGAACGCGCCCATGAGTGCGGCATCGCTCATCTGTTCGTACTGCCCGAGTTCCTCGCTGGCCGGGACGCCGGCAGCGGACACTTCAGACAGACTGGTGGGCACGGACTGCTTGGCCTTGGCCTTTTCGATAGCTTGCTTCGCCTTGTCGGCGACCGACTCATTGGAATCGGTAGTGGTGGTGTGAGCGGACTTGTAGCTTGTGACCAGTTCGATCACATCCTGGGTGCTGCCGCGTTCCATGACGGCTTCCGCGCCGGGGCGCGCATAGGCCGGCAATGACTTCACCCACTCGGCCAACTTGCCGTTTTCCACGAGGGTGTCGAAGTCCTCATGGGCGGAACGGATGGCGTTGAAGTGGGCCTCTGCGGCTGATTCCCGAGCGGATTTTTGGATCGGCGTCACCGCCGACTTCAGGTCCGCGATTTCCTTCTTCAGGGCTTCGATCTCGGCGTCGCGGGTGGCGAGCTTGCGATCCATGCCCATGGAGATGGTCGGGTAATCTTCTTCGAGGGCGCGGAGAGCCTCATCCAGTTCGCTGGTATCCTCGCCTGCGGCCGCCTTCTCGTCCCGCGCGGCCTGCAACGCGGCGCGCTCGGATTCGAGTTCTGCGACTTTCTGACGGTAGGATTCAAGTTCCTCCTTCGCGGCCCTGGCTTCGGCGCGGCTCTTCTCCAGTTCCTCGAAAGGAATGGTGTGCTTGCCGTCCTTGGCCAAGACAACTTGGTCGGGCTCCTTGTCCTGATTCGCCTGATCAACGCCGGCTGCGGACTCTTCGCCGGTCTCCTCCTCCGATTGCTCGGAATCGGTCTCGTCCTCAATCACGCCGCCCGTCATCAGGGCTTCCATGATCTCGTCGGTCATCTCCTCGGGGTGCTGCTCGAAGTATTCCAGGTCTTTGGTGCTCACGGTTGATCTCCATCTACGGGATTGGGCCAGTCATCACGACGGTCCAAGCCGTCCCCTTGTCGCTGGGGTGCGTAAGCGGAGGCTGAAAATGGAAAGGCCCGCATCTCAGCGGGCCGATCCGGCTACGGGATTTGCGCCGTCATCACGACGGTGCGGTTGCGGACAACAAAAAAAGCCGCTAGGCGGCTACAG